AATAAATTAATTAAAAAATTGAACGATAAATATGAAATAAAACCGGTTAAAGAAACAAATACAGGCTTTTTGGATAAATTAAAATCGACTTTTGGATTTAGTGGTAGTAATATAAATTCTGATGGATTTAAAGAAATAATTGGAAAAATTGTTGAAAAATTAAGTGAATTGAAAGAAAAAGATAGTAAAGATGGACTTTTAGATTTTTTATATATATATGTAATTTCATTTTCTCAACAAGAACGCTTTAAAATATTTCAGAATATTAAAGAAAGGAGACAAGACATTAGAGAATCAAATTATACAGTTAAAGAAGTTTTATCTAATATACATAGAGGAAAAAAAGAACGTGCTCGTATAAACACAATTAGAGCAAGTCTGAAAGAATTTGAAGAAAGATTACTCGTAACAAACGCAACTCCGGAACAGAAATTAATAGCGTACGAAACAAAAGCAAAAGAGTTATTAAAAACAAAATCAGCGAATAAATTAGCATTGGTTTTGAGCAATATAAGGAATAGCCCATTAGCGAAAGAATATATAAAGAAACACCCATTACCATTATTATTAAAACAAGGTATAGTTAATGTTCCTGCTATTGCTGCTGCTGCGAATAGAAATGCTGCTGCTGCGAATAACGCTGCTTCTGCGAAAAACACTGCTTCTGCGAAAAACACTGCTTCTCCGACTAGAACTGTTGCGAATAGCAATGCTGCTTCGAATAGCAATTCTTCTGCGAATAGAAATGCTGACGCTGCTTCTGCGAAAAACACTGCTTCTATGCATAACGCTTCTTCTCCGACTAGAAATGTTGCGAATAGCAATGCTGACGCTGCTTCTGCGAATAGAAATGCTGCTAATAACAATTCAAGTCAAGAAGAAGTTAATAACATACCAAAAATTATAGAAGAATTGAAAGATTATGAAAAGGATTTAGTCTCAAATAATAAATTAGAACCTAGACATAAATTACTTTCATATGGAACAAGAGTGAAACAATTATTTAAAACAACAAATCAGAATAAAATAAAAGAAATAATCAGAAACATTCAGACACCATTAGCAATTGCGTATACTAATGCGTATGGATCATTAGAAAAGGCTAAAATATTAAATAATTTTGGTCTTTCTGTTTCAAATAATCAACAATCAAATGCAAAACCAAGTTTTAACAAAAAAAATAGTGAAATAATTGAAGAAGTTACTCAAAAACTTATAAATATGAATAAAGTTCCAGTAGGTTCTAAAAGAATAGCTTATAAAGAGAAAATAGAGAAAATTATTAAAACAATTAAATCAAATAATACATTAAATATATCATCAATTGAGGATTATATAGAAAAAGTTCGCAAAAGATTACCTAAAAAATAATAAATAAAATAAAATTAATTATTTTCAAAAATATTTTTGAAAATATAATCGAATAATCTCTAAGAAGCGTCAGTTTCTATAAAATAATTAATTATTTTTTTTGTATCAAATTTATCATACCTATAATACAATAGATTCTCGAATTTATTGACAGTTCTCAAATCAATATCATCTAATTTTTCATTCAAAAAATACTTAATAATAAGTAAATCTGATAATGATTTTTTTGATTTCTGATAATGAAATCTACCTAGACGTTTATATGTTTCAATATTTATACTATTTGTTTTTAGTCCAAAAACATAATAGTTATCTTCTGGATATAATATTATTCTATTCCAAATATCATAATCTGAGCTTTCATTTATATTTATAAATAACCTATTTTTTATATGTTTTATGTCATAATTACATTTCATCTCTCTTTTATTAATCATCTTATTGTTTGGTCCTTCTAAACAATAAATATCTGTGTCCTTTGATACGCGCATCCCCAAGCAAAATAATAAATAACTTCCACTAACTAAATAATATTCCATATCGTAGAGTGAATAATTCTTGTATAAATAAAACTTCAAGAATCGCACTCGAAAAAACACGCGGACCGTATTTTCGTAATCAATTCCATACGCGTAAGACAGCTGTTTTTCAAAAATATCGTAGTTTGGAGCGTGTAAAAATATTTTGGCGCCTTCAACCAACTCATAAAAATGTTCTGATTGAAAAACTGCACCTTTATACACTTTCTTCACATTTTTAACAACATATATGTTCAATTTAATGGTTTTGTGAGTGTCTTTGAATTGGCCAATATCCGCTTTTCTGAATTTCTCCTGATTTTCATAAAGGAATGAACAGAAATTATCGAAGGGCATGCGCATAAAATTTATCTGTAATTCAATAAATTCCAACTGCTTTTTACTGATTTTCATCTCAATTTTATGATAGACATCCTCGATCTTATCTATCGTCTTGTTTTTCAGGACCACTAAACTTACATTTTTGTCATTGGAAGCGCAATAATAACGTAGCAATAACATCTGAATATTAATGTCAATTTTATTTCCTCTCAGGGCCTCATTCAAGAAATAACAGTCCATACCGTATACATTTTTGATTAATTCTTTAAATGTATTCGGCTTTAAATCAAACATTGGCTTCAATGTGGGATAATTATTATATATGACGTCATCCATCAATTGTTTATTTGCTTCAACAAATTTCTTACAATCTTTATGATATATATTACGCACACCTTCTATAAGATATTCCATATTATATAAATAGAAAAAACTTTTGAGTTTATATCTTTTATGAGTAAAATCAAATTGAATTTTGAAATTAATTCTAGTAATGGTTCTGAAAAATTTTATAAAGAATCAAAGCAGAAGTCTCATAGTCTCACTATATATTTTATGAAATTATATAAAAATTGATAGTTAATTAATTAATTTTTTATCTAAGCAAAAATGAACGCAGAGATTCGTAATTTACAATTAGAATTATCATTAGTTCGTGTAAATGATGATTTACAAAATGATCCAAGGAATTCCGAATTAATTTTGGAAAAAATTAGGATTTTACGTGAATTATCAAAAATTCAGGGAATTGATTTTAATTCTTTGAATAATGAATTAAAAAGTCTTGATTTCAACTTACCGGAATTTTGTGATATTAAAAAAGATTTTTATCACGCGTGGGTTAGAACTTTGGAAGAATCATTATTATATGAACAAATTTTATTCTTTGGAGAAAATGATGAAAACCCCCAAAATTTTCATATTTCAGTAATTGGAAATAAATTAGTTAAAATAGACAATCTTTCAAAAACTTTTTCAGAAATGAATCCAATATCGTTTCAGTACATTGGTATTGTTTTTGGAAAACAAATTATTGTAAGATATCCGAATTGGATTTCAGAACAACAAAAAATCATGCTTAACCAAGATGTTCAAACAATATATGGTGATTGGTTTCATTTTCCAGAAGCAGTCGACCCGTTTATTACAAAATCGCTCGTCGGAATCGAAGAATGTTGTCCGATCTGCTTGTCAGACGAGGATTTGGAGACGTGTGTCGCAGTTCGAGATGGAAAATGTGATCACGCATTTCATCGAGATTGTATAAAAGGTTGGTTTGCTCAATGTGGAAAAAGACAATGTCCATTTTGTAAACAGGACCATGACAAATGAGGATGAGACCGTGTTTTCAAGATTATAAATTAAGCTTTCTTTTCCATATTTAAATCGAATGGATTTTCTAAACATATATCGCTATATGGACACAACTTACAGTCGAATATCTGACGCGAAATACAGGTCCCCCTCCTATTTTTATCAATACAATACTGACAGTGTTCACTACATCCATCGCAGTTTTCCTTTGTTCCCTGCTTATTTATTTCATTCATCCCACACGGCGCGTGAAGTTCACCATATCCATCATAAAAAGAATAACAACGACTCCGTTCTTTATTCATACAAACCGGAGTCGTTCCAGTATACATTCTTCCCTTAAAATCGCGACATCCCTCAAAGAATTCTGAGCTATTTTTATCCCACGGAATAACAACCGCAAAAAATATAAGGATAATAATAATTATAAGTATCATTACTCATGACATAGAAATAAAGTCAAAAGTCAGAACCCAAAATAAGGGTCAGTATTAATCGCCCTCATTTCATCCCGAATATCCTCCATACACGGATTTTCTATTCCAAAAAGAGTCCCAAAATCGATTTCATTCGGCTCATTTGAACTATCCAAAAACCAATTCAATTTATGGTTCCCCTTATTTCCAATGTACTCAATGTGTTTTTCTAAATAAGTGGACGGGAACGCGCCGGTCCATCTGTAAATGAAATATCCAATCAATTTCATAATTTCATCTAGACCAGCGCTTCTTCCAAAAATAACATAATAACATTCAAGAGAATGGTTTATTCTCTGGAAAACGCGCCGGTAATACAAGTAAGTCTTGTATTGTCCATCAATCGAGATTGAATCAATTTCCTCTAAGTATCTTTGGATTTTTCCGCGATAATTTATCAGAAATTCTTCCCGAAAACATATAAGTCCAATCCCTAAATACAGAAAATCGATATGGACGCGGTTGAATTTAATGTCTCCCACTGCCAATTCAACTACTTTCGCATCGTTCATGAAAAAATACGTCTTCTTCTGATTTATTTGAAGGCCGTAAAAGCCGAAAATCATCTGAATGAATTTTATCACGGCATCGTATGAACGCGCAGGAAGAAACATAACCAAATCATCAACGAATACGCGTGTTTTATTCTGAAAATCGAACCCAAAATCAATAATGCGCATCATTTTCAAATCAATCGTTATATTCTTTAAGCAATAATCCATATATATCAAGAAAAGGATGTTAGACAGGCCGGACCCTTGATAGAGCCCATTCCCCCATCTGAACATCTTATTATCATATGATGCAATTGCGTTCATATAATAGGTTTCTACGTATTTTGTGAAAGATGGAGAAAAGTTGTATTCGCGCAACATATGACACATTAACTCATAATTAACGGAACCATATGCGTTCGTTATATCAATGAAAAAACATATCTCATCATCGCTCATTGAACACATCTTCTTGTTCACATCATAGACATTCTGAGAAAGACCACCAACTCCACTTAATATACCCCGCTGTATTAATGTATCAATGATTCCGTGATTTGTTAACAGATAACTGAGCTTCCTACTGATGACGCTGTCCCATATACGGACTACTATTGGGAGAATTGTAAGGGGACGAAAATTTGATATATCTCCAATATCACCTCCTTTATGTGCGGGAACAATTTTACAATTGCTCCACTCTGGGCAGATTTCGTGATCCATAAGCCGGTTATATGAATCTACTAAAAAATCCAAAAGTTTCGGCTCTAAATCAATGAGGCTGTGTAATACGAAAAAATTCGCACCATATTGGTCAGAAGTGTCCTTATCTTGGATTGTGTTCATGATGTCATCTCTCGTAAAACGAGTCCATTCCTTGTTAAACCCAAATGTGTCCCACAATTTAAAGGGAGGCTTGTAATTCGGGATTGGTTTTTTTTTTCTGGATTTTCCATTCGCTTTCAAATAGTCGATATATGTATGACTCTCGAACGTCGGTTTTAGATAACTTTTTTTATTATCCAATAACAGAGGAACATTATATACAATATCTGACTTTTTGTGGGGTTTTGGAAATAAATGAGTCATTTTTGAAATGCGCCAGTCCAGTTCAATCAGGGCTTCTGATGGGTTCGAGGGAAGTTCATTAATTATTTCTAAAATATCAACCATTTTGTATTGAGTAAGATATTTATGTTATAAATTATCAATTTTTTAGCATATCATCGAGGGCAACATAATTCGAAAAATACTCCATCTCTACCTGACTATTATAACGATATGAAAAAATAGCTGTTAATAAGAGGATAATTATAATAAAGGCGAAACCATAACCGACCGCTCTTTCTGAATGTTTCTCAATCATTGATTTATCAAAGAAAAAACTTTTTAGAAATGAGTTGGTAATTCAATTAAATTCCAGAGTTAAAAATAATTTATTATTTTTAACTTCAATCAGAAACAGACGCCTCGAAATTTTGTTCAACAAAAATGGAATATAACATAAATCCATCATAATATTGTCCTACATTCTCAACATTAGAAAGAAATAATACCATACAACAATCGACCCAGATGTTTGCATAACTAAGTGTAATGTTCATGTATTGTTGAAGCTTTTCATCAACGATGTCTGGCGATAACATATAAACATCATTAGATTTTATATGTTGATACTCGCGCGGAAGTATAAAACAAGAATGGCGAATCATTTTCAACAAGAATCGTTTGATTTTGTGATAATCAGTCATATATTTATTATTCCGAAATTCTCGCATTTTTTCTGGAATATGTTGAAACTTGTTCTTTTCGAAAAATGATATTACTAGTTCAAGCGTCATTTTATTTAATGACTATTTTTATATAATTTTTATATCAATTTTTATTGATATGGATTATCAAAAATATGATCTGCCATTTTTTGTGATAAAGATAGAACTGCGTTATGATTAAAATCTGGTTGGATATTATAGTAAAATCCAGTATCTGTATCTTTCACAACTGACCCTGTATATTTTACTACACCATTATCAGATTTCTCATAAGGAATATTATTCTTGTCCTTACATTTGGGATTCCAAGGCTTTCCCCCACTAAAATTCTCAATTATTCCGACATTACCAGAAGACCCAGAAGACCCAGAAGACCTAGATACAGACTCAAATGAACTAAACGGTTGATACACAGATGTAATATATTCGGGAACGTTTAACATATATATTATAATAATACTTTTTTTACAAAAAAGTTTAAAAAAATCCAACAATATAAACTTAATGGATATAATTACCTATAATATTCAATGTCCGTTTCTTGGGATTTCTAATTACGAAGAACGTCTCGACTTAATCATAAATAAACTCGCCTTATATAATGCAAGTGTCATTTTATTACAAGAAGTTTTCATAATGAGCCTTTTTTCAATGAAAATATTTTCCAAAGAT